TCTAAGAGCGCGTTACTCAGCTTGTACGATCATTTGCACGGCATCAAACACGTTTACAATAGTGGGCGATTTGAGCTAATGAGTCCCATCCTTGGCATAATTGCATCTAGTAGAGCGGTAGCTAGTAACTCTTACGAGTCAATCGCTACTGTAACTATTGGATCCGGTGGTGCATCGACCGCATCTTTTACGAGTATTCCTAGCACTTATCAGCATTTGCAAATACGAGTAATGGCTAAAACTAATGATGGCAACCCTTACGGTAATGCAGCCGTAACCTTAAATGGAGCAGCAGGAGAATACAGACACGATCTCTACGGCACCGGATCGGCTGCCGGTGCAAGCGCATCAGCTACAAGCTTTATCTCTTACATAGGCGGCACGGCACAATTTGGTGTGGCTATTATTGATATTTTAGATTATGCAGATACAAATAAAAATAAAACAATTCGGAGTATATGCGGAGTAGATAATAATGGATCGGGTTTAGCAGCCATGACCTCAGGCTTAGAGACATCGACCACCGCGGTATCATCGATTACCTTGACCTCAAACAGTGGTAATTTTCCTCAATACTCATCTTTCGCTCTCTACGGAATTAAGGGGTAAAGATGCCATCTACATACGAGCCAATAGCTACTACAACTTTAAGTAGTACAGCTTCTATTATCACGTTTTCAAGTATCCCAAGCACCTACACCGATCTATTTCTTGTCGTTGCTTGTTTGGATAATGGCGGAGGCCGTACACGATTACGTCTAAACGGAGACTCTGCGACAAATTACTCTCGTACAAATCTCGTTGGTAATGGATCGGGCTCGGCATCTTACTCCGGGACTAATGAGGCACAATTTGATTTATCTGTAGCAGCCGGTACATCGAGCACCAATCCAACGGCGCAAATGATCTCTATAAACAATTACGCCAATACAACTACAAATAAAACTATTTTATCTCGTTACAATTTAGCGAGTGGAGCGGTGGAAATGATGACAGGACTTTATCGCTCAACCTCTGCGATTACATCCGTATCTTATTTTACTCAAGGTACGATGCAGGTCGGCACAACAGCAACCCTCTATGGAATTAAGGCGGCATAATGCCTACTACCTTTACTAAAATAGCAGCCGTTACGGTCGGAGCCGGTGGCGCCGCAAGCATTGATTTTACGTCTATCCCTAGTACCTATACGGATTTGTGCATGAAAGTATCACTTAGAAATGCTACATCTTTTAGAAATGTTACTATTAACTTTAATAACAGCTCTGCTAACTTTACTTTAAGATTTTTGCGCGGTGATGGTACTAACACATTTAGCGGCACTTACACGGATTTTGGTTTTAATTCTTTTGGTTATGCTCCTTTAGATGGGACAGACACAACTAACACTTTTAATAATGCCGAGTTATATATACCAAATTATGCAAGTGCAAATTTTAAGAGCTCTAATTTAGATTTAGTGACAGAGAATAATGGATCCACAGCTCAGGCTTATATGCAAGCAGGATTATGGTCACAAACTACAGCGATAAATCGATTAACTATTGCTCCATTTTCAGGCAATTTTGTCCAATATTCAACAGCAACCCTCTACGGCATCAAAAACTCATAAGGAGCAGACATGACAAAAGCGATCGAAATTAATTGCGAGACGGGACAGGTTATTGAGCGAGCTTTAACGGCGCTTGAGATCGAAGCCAACGAGGCGGCGGCTGCCGTTTACCTTGAGCAAAAGGCCGAGGCTGATCGGCTAGCAGCTGAAAAGGCAGCGACTAAAGAGGCTGTACTCGCTAAGCTCGGCTTAACGGCCGATGAGGTAGCGGCACTTTTAGGCTAATGGAGACGAGCTACAACGGCTACCCAGCCTCTAAAGATCCGGCAGAGATAAAAATAAAGTCCTACCCTGTAAAGGGTACGGATCGTAAGCTCAAGTGTGCCGAGAGTGTGGGCCCACTCTTGGCCGCTTTTGCTGCGGAATTTCACGAGCTGATCGAGCCGATAGACGAGGGCACTTTTGACGATTGGGGCTATGCCTACAGGATGGTCAGAGGCAACCCGACTAAGCTCTCTTGTCACTCATCCGGCACGGCTATCGATCTCAATGCTACAAAGCATCCTCTCGGCAAGGCTGGCACTTTCCCAGCTGAGAAAATACCTATGATCCGGGCGCTGGCAAAAAAATACGGCCTCAAGTGGGGCGGCGATTTTAAGACACGGCCGGACGATATGCATTTCGAGGTCGAGGTATCAGCGGTAAAGGCTAAGGCTTTAATCTCTAGTTTAGGTTTATAGTAAGACAAATCCTAAAGGGCATTTAGGAGCAAGACAATGAAAGAGCAAGCAATCGCGGTAGGTAAGTCCTATCTTAGATCAGCTGTAGCGTGTGCGGCAGCTCTCTATATGAGCGGAATTACAGATCCAAAAATATTAGCCAATGCGTTTATAGCTGGGCTAATCGGGCCACTACTTAAGGCCGTACAACCGTCCGAGGGACAGTTTGGCGTAACTAAGTAATGGAAAGAGCCCAGCTTGTAATTGGTATTACCTTGGGGGTATTTACTATTTTGGGGTTATGGGCTGGGCTCATCCGTAAATTGGTTATCTATTATTTATCCGAGTTAAAGCCGGACGGTAACGGCGGCCACAACCTAGCCGGGCGCGTTGAGCGTATTGAGTTAAGAGTGGATCGTATTTATGAGCTTTTGCTCGAGGACAGGCTAGCCAAGTAGCGACACGCCAAGAGGCTATAGGCTTTCATTTCTGACAAAAAGCCCTCATACTGGTACTACAAACGCTGAGAGGGCTACTCGGTTAGTAGCTTGATCGGCCTTAACAAAGGGCGAAAGATGAATAGTGCAGATATATTAGTAAGCCTTGGAGCTTGTGCTCTAGGGTTTTTGTTTATGACAGTTGGTTACTCCATAGGTTTTAAGCATGGCCACGGCGAGGGCTTTATTAGAGGCCGCGCTATCGCTAAGGCTCTTAAAGAGAGCGAGTTAATCTAATGGGGTTTTTAGATGGATACGAGGACGTAAACGCTCGCATCAAGCGCTTTAGATCAGAATTTCCAAGTGGTCGTTTAGTCGCTTATATTGAGGATATAGATCTAATCAAAGGCACCATTTTAGTAAAGGCTGAGGCCTATCGTGAGTACGAGGACAACGTGCCAAGCGCCGTAGATTACGCATTTGGTAACGTTTCAACTTACCCAAACAATATGAAAAAATGGTTTATCGAGGACACGATTACAAGCGCTTACGGTCGCGTGATCGGTCTATTAACTCCAAGCCTTGAGCATAACTCGCGGCCAACGGTGCAGGATATGCAAAAGGTAGAGACTTTACCGGCCGACTCTGATCCATGGAGTAAGAAAGCATCAATAGAGGATATGTCCACAATGGCTACGGCTATCCTCGAGATCGGTACGCAGCTGGGAGGCGAGTTAGTAGCTGAGGCTCCACGCTGCCCTCATGGGACAATGGTTTGGGCCGAGGGGACAGCCAAAACTACTGGTAAGCCGTGGGCCGCTTACAAGTGCACCGAAAAGATACGAGCTAATCAATGCCAACCGTATTGGCACGTGCTCGGATCCGATGGCAAGTGGAAACCTCAGGTATAGCCATGGGAGATTTAACTTTTATTAAAGATGGTTTATCTACAACGATCCACAATAACGGCGATGTCACTATACTAAAAGTGATTTTATGCGATGAGTGCGAAAAGTACGTTAGTCCTCTTGGCGGCTGGTTTGTGAGAGATCACACCGGCGAGGTCGTAATGTGGCTGTGTGCAGAGTGTCGCAAGTAGCCAAGGTAATACTCGATCGATCTCAAGAGGTAACAGCTCATCGGGTAGGACTAGAGCGCACGATCGTGCGAAATGCTAATACAAGCGATGCTAGTAATTTTGGCCAAGTCTATAAAAACTGGCACGAGCTAGTATGGCAAGAGGCTGAGGGTGCCTCAGCTGAGACGGCTGTGGCTAACTATTTTGGCGATTACGCTTTTGTGCCAAAGATACACAATGCCCACGAGGAGGCAGACGTAGGCGAAAATATCGAGGTTAAATGGACTAAACACGCTAACGGCCATTTGATCTTACAAAACCGAGGCCCGGGCCGTCCTAATGATGTAGCTGTATTAGTTACCGGATGGAGTCCGGTCTATATCCTCTTGGGATGGATGCCGGTGCACATGGCTAAAGTGCCTAAATATAAGCATCCTTACCAAGATAACTATTGGGTACCTCGATCTAATCTATTTGAGATGCAATATCTAAAGAGGTCACAATATGGCATATAAAACTAAATGCCGGTTATGTGCAAAAGTAACCGAGCATATAGAGCGAGTAGTGACAGATAACCTACCTCCATACGTTAAAGCGCTCCAATGCGTTAAATGCGGCGTTATGGGGATCGTAATGATGGAGGACGTAACTAATGCCGATGTATGAGTATGAATGTTTAATGTGCAATATCCGGTATGAGCTAGAGCAGCCGATCACCTCAGCCGCCGCGCCTATGTGC